CTGCTGCTCGACCTGCTGCGCCAGCGCGACCCGCGCCTGCTCCTGCTGCGCGTCCTGCTGCATGCGGGCCGCATCGATCTGAGCGCGCTGCTGGTCGGCGGCGGCGTCCTGCTGCAGCTTGGCCGCGTCGATCTGCGCCTTCTGCTGGGTCTGCGCGGCCGTGAGTTGCAGGCGCTGGGCGTCAATCTGCGCACGCTGCGCGTCACGCTGGGCCTGCGCCTGCATCTGCGCCTGAGCCAGCTGCACGCTCGGGTCGACGGGCGGCTGCGGCGCGAACGACTGCATGACCTGCTGCGCCTGCTGGATGACGGGCGGCAGCGACGCGAACACGCTGCCCGCCGTCTGTGCCACAGTCTGCGAGGCCTCGGCCAGCATGCCGTCGAAGGCGCGCTTGTCGTCGGGGGTCTTCAGCTGCTTGAGCAGGTCGCCCAGATCCACGCCGCCCGTTGCCTCGGTGCCGAGGTCGAACACGCTCGCGGCGTACCACATCGCGATGTGCTCCTTCATGTGGTTCAGGATGGCCGGGATGAAGGCCGGCGCGATGAGCGGGCTCATGCCCAGCGCCGGCGACATCAGGTAGGCGAGGTGCGTCTTGAGGTGGGCAATGTGGTCCTGCTCCGGGAAGGCCACGATCGCGCGGCCCATGGTCGCCGCCACGTTCTCGTTGACGGCGTTCTGCTCCCTCGGCTCCATCGCCGGGTTGAGCAACTCTTTGGCGTTGGGGATCTTGAGCGTCTCGAGGATGCGCTCCTCGACCTTGCGCTGGTTGTACAACTGCGGCATCGCGGCCGCGCGCTGCGCCACCGCCTGCACCTGCGCAAAGCGCTGCGCCTCGCTGAAGATGTTCGGGTCGGACACCGGCACCACGTCGAGCGGGCCTTCGAAGTCGGCGCGCGTGGCCAGCTCCTCGCCGATCTCGGCGTCTGTGTCCTCGTCGTCGAGGTACATGGCGTTGAGGCGGTGCAGGATGCCCAGCAGCTTGGCCATGGCGTTGTGCAGGCGCGCGTGGATGGCGCTGAACACGACCATGCCCTGCTCAATCTTGGCGAGCGTCGTGCCGACCGGCGCGTTGGGGTTGCCGTCGGCCACGTCGTCAATGGTCGTGCGGATGACGCCCTTGCCGGCGTCGATCAGGAAGCCAAGCAACTGGAACAGAACCGCGGACGGCGGGTTGTACGGCAGCGGCATGATCAGCTTGCGGATGTCGTCCGCCGCCATGCCGCCCTCGATCTCCATCACCTGCGTCGGCTGGATCTCGAGGCTCTGCCCGCCCTTGCTGCCGCCCTTGAGCTTGAGCATCGTCTGGCTGTTGCTGATGTGCGCGCTGTCGAGCAGGGCGCGCAGGGCGCCCGTCGACGCTGCCGCCAGACCGCCGACCATGTGCGGCAGGCCGATGGGGTACGCGCCGCGCCACGGCACGAACGGGAACTCGACGAACCACTGCAGCTCTTCCTGCGCTTTGTCGATCTCGTCCCAGTTGCGGTAGATGCTCAGCACCTTGCCGCTCGGCTTGTCGATGCTGATGATGTACGGCAGCGCCTCATCGCCCTCAATGGCAGCGATGGTGTACACCTCGAAGATCGTGCGCAGGCCGTCCTCGTTGTAGGACGTTTCTTCGCGGCCCTCGATCTTGTTGTTGGCTTTCTCGGCGACGCTGTAGTCGGGCTCCATGCTGACCGGCCCGAGATCAACGTCGCGGTACATGCCGCTCTTGACGCGGCGCTGGTAGTCCACGGCCGTCAGGTACTGCACGTGCGTCTTGCGCTGCGCCGTGTAGAAGTTGGTCGCGGCGAACGGAAGGTGCAGGTCGTCGATCGCGACGAACAGGAAGTCGGGGCGGTTGCGCGCCTCGTTCCACGTGACCTTCATGTATTGAGCCCCACCAAGGGGAACCTGAGTGAGCAACTGCTCCAGCTCGGCGCGGAACTCGCTGGACTGCACGGTCAGCTGCCAGTTCATGAAGGCCGTCTTGCGCTTGGCCTTCTTGACTTTCTCGCCGTCAGGCTCGCCGGGGATGAAGTCTTTGACGGGGCCCTGCGGCGGGAACAGCTCTTTGATGGCGCGCGAGGCGAAGTCGACGCAGGCCTCGGTGAGCATCGGGTGCACCACCTTGGTGGCGCCATTGAACAGCGCGCCGCCGGGCGCGTCGTCGCCCAGACCGGTGCGGCGCAGGCCCTCTTCGTACTGCTCGTCGCGTTTCTTGCGCGCTTCCTTGTCTTTGCTGATCAGGTCAAGGTACGTCTGCGCCAGCGACTGAAGCTCGCTCTCGGGCATCTCCTCGGCCAAGTTGGCGAGGAAGTCGTCGGAGCGGGGCTCCATGTCGTCATCGTCGTCCAGCCGGACGATGGCACCGCCGTCGGGCGTGTCGATCACGTCCTCGTCGTCGGCCTCGCCCAGATCAACCATCTCGGTCTCGGGCAGATCGTCATCGTCTTCCATGCCCGCTCCTATGCAGCGTACGGATTGGCAACCGGCTTGGGCGGAGGCCCAGACGGTTCATCTTTTTTGGCTTGTACCGCATCCAATAGGCGCTTGTCCATCATCAGCCTGAGAGCCTGACTGGTGCTGTCCACGAAGTCGTCGTGCTTGATGCTGCCGGGGCCGGTGTAACTGCACAGCTGGTGCAGCAGCGGGTCAACCCAGTTGCGTGGCTGGCCCGGATGTTTGGCGCTCTCGGGCAGCCACACCATCTTGCGTGCGAAGATGGGCGAGACGATGTGCAGGCGGGTCAGCTTGTCGGCTCGCCCCGGGTTGTAGGCGTAGGCCTCGATGCCCTCGCGCTCGAGCATCTGGCGCAGGCTGATGCCTGAGCCCTTGTCCTCGATCAGCAGGATGTCGGGCTTGCGGCCGGACGTGGTCGGCTTGCCGCTGCCGAACAGCGGCTTGATCAGCGCCGTGTCGTCGTCGTCACCGTATGCAGTGTTGAGTTCACGACGCACACGGCGCAACAGATCCGGGAGCCCCAAGCGCTCCTCCCAGCAGTCCAGCAGGAGTACATTATTTCGCTTCTCGTGGTGAAACACGCCCCACACCGTGCAGGCTGTCGGGTCAGCATCGCCCGATCGCTTGTCGGTGGTTGCCTCAGTGAAGGCCGTGTCGAGCGACATGACCACGAGGTCGAAGCGCGGCAGCGGCTTGTCGTGCGGCCACAGACGGAACTGCGATCGCTTGATGATGCCGCTCTCCTCTGGATCCAAGAGCTCGCCGTGTAACTCTTGACGGCCGAGCGTGGTTTGCTCGTACTGGGCCAGCTGGTCGAAGAAGCTGGGGGGCAGGTTAGCGCGGTTGTCGTACGTTGAGCCGGTGACAATCACGCGCCCCGGCTTCTTGGCGACCAACCGGCGCACCAGCTCCTTGGGCTTGGGCGTGGTCGTCCACAGCACCTGCGGCCGCTCGCCCAACCGCAACCCAAACATCGCTTGATCCCACGCCTCATCGTATTGCCATGCGGCCAGCTCGTCGCACCAGATGCGACAATGCTGGGGCCCGCGGAGCCTCTCAGGCTTCTCGGCCGTGAAGCCGCGGATCGATGAGACGCCGCCGGCTATGTTGAACATCTCAATGACGAGGTCGCTCTTGTTGTACGCCTTGATCAACTCGGGCGGGATGACGTTGAGCAACCCGCTCTCGCCCTCGAAGCAGGTGAACTTCACGTCCTGATAGGTGGGTGCTATGACCGCGCTGTCGAAGCCGTTAGGATCAAGGTAGGTCACACGGCCCAACCATTCACTTCCCACGCGCGTCTTACCGTATCCGCGGCCTGCCAAGAAGCCCATCTCCACGAAACCGCCCGGCGCCACAAACTCAGGGATCTGGTTGGCGCGCGCCGTATCAGTCCAGCGGTTTTGCCAGAACAGGAAGGCAGCCTGCTGCGGGTTGAGCTGGCTCAGTATGGCGGTGTCGACGCTCACCCACCCACAATGGGGGTCATTGGACCGTGATGCAAGGACCCAACGCGCCATCGAGACAGACGATCAAGTAGGTGCCGTCACGCTCGCAGTAGAAGAACCCGGGCCCCTCGGTGCTTAGGATCTCCATCGCCCACTTCACCAACCCGACGAACTCCCAGCTGCCATCAACGGGATCAAGATCATCGTCGAGGTCCGTTTCAAGGATGTGCAGCATCGATATCATGTGGCGTCGCTCTTGATCGTCGGCCGCTGCAGCAGCGCCTCGGTCAGTTTACGCATGTCGTCCGCCGACACGCCCACCGCCTCAGTTTTGATCGCGCCACCGTCCGGCCCAGTCAGCGCCAGCTTCGACTGTTCGCCGTAACGAGTAGGATGCCACTTCGCCAGCAGCTTCAGCCGCGTCTCAACGCGCACCCGGCGCGAGGCGGGGTCCTCCTCTTGATCGTCGGCGATCTCGATGCACTGGTCGGCGATCTCGTGACCGCCGCGTTCGCGCGCGCGCGTGAAGCGTCCGAGGAACTCCGCGTCATCATCCAGCCAATCGTACACCGCGCTTTTGCCAACGCTCTGCTCGCGACAGATCTGCCGCAGCGGCTTGCCTGACGTGAGTTCCTCAATGATGAGGTCAGCCAGCTGTGCGCTGCGAATGTTCACACCCTGCGCCATGATCAATCCTCCGACGTGCTGTGGCTGCTCTCCAGCCGATCTGCAGCCAGTCTAGCATATCCCTCGATGTCGCGCCACGAACTGACGCCATCACCCAAAACCTGATCAATCATCACCAGCCTCACAAAGCAGATTGGCGGCATCTAGCACCACGACATTCATTCCAATCTCAAACATAAAACTTCCACCTTAAAATGTTCCGCACCGCTTGGCCCCTCTGCCCCTATTCCTTAAGGAATATAGGGGCAAGGAGGGGCCGGAAAAGCGGCTTTTTGCCCCCTTGGCCCCTATTTCCCCAGGGGCCGGTTTAGGGGCCATTAGGGGCCATGTCTGACTTCTTGGCCAAGTTCAGTTGGCCGGCATGATCGCCAGAAATAACCCGATAGCCTTCGCGGTGCCGCTCCATAATTCCGGCGTGAATTAATATCGCTGTGATGCTGTCAGACCGGCTTGGATCAATGCGATTCCGCAATGTGCGCTCTGCCTTGCCGGGCGAGTTTTGTTCAAGATATGCCAGCCATGCGCTGCGGCTGATGTAGGGGCAGCCGTCTGGATTTTCCGCGCCGCTATCCCACCACGCATCGCAAAAATTGCTGAATGCCTTATCCTCCGGCCCCGCTTTCTTCCGCTCT